CTATATTGTTTCAGAGGCACATTATGAAAAATTAGTTCAATTAGAAGTTAGCTGAAACGTCCTGAGCGTACTGGTTAGTACCAATAGTCTCAACGCTTGGCTCCCAGTAGTCGTAAGCGAATGTTACGTTGAACGACTCAATGGCGCCAGTTGAACTCCAGTTAACATCAATGGCTGAGATATCCGTTGGGAAAGCGCCAATGATTCTGTAACCTCTAATGACAGTACCGTCCTTAGCATACTGGAATACTTCTAGGTCTGCCTTATAATTCTCTTCGTTAAGATTAGCAATACGCTGATTGCCTTCAAGAGAATTAAGAGCATTTGACCATTTTTCGAACAGAGCGCGGACCTTGAAGTCCTCGTCGTTCATAATAGAAACAGTCCAGTTATCGAACGTACGCTCACCAGCTACCTTAATTCTGCGACCGAAGTAAGGAACTTCGATCTGTGAGATCGAAGCTGCTGGTAGCTGTGCGCCTTGACAAGCGAATGTGAACTTGTCAATGCTTGATGCTTCAATCCCGAGACCAGCTGGTGGTCTCAGGAATACGTTGAAGAGCGATGGTCTGGCGCCGCCAAACTCCAAGCCTCTTGCGATAAATTCGTTAATATTGAATGCCATCTTTAGACTCCTATTAGCTCTTCTTTATTTATTAGAACTGTCCAACAACTTCAGAGAACTGAACACCAGTGCGAACAGCAACGAAGTTAAGCTGGATGAAGTTGATAGAGCGAGCTGGCTTGATATAGATGTCACCGACGAACTCGTTACGGTCAATAACCTCACCAGTATTATTTGTTTCGTCGCAAACAACAAGGAAGTCAGTGATACCACGACGACCCTTGATATCGCGAAGATATGGTGTGATAAGGTTTCTGAACTGTGCACGAGTAAACGCATCGTTGAACTCGAACAGAGTAAACTTCGCAGCAGTTGAGATAGCTTTCTCTAGAACGATGAACAAGCGACGAACGTTAATACGATCGAATGCAGATGGCTTTGCCTGTAGAGTCTTATCACCGAATAGAACAGTACCCTGTCCTGGGAATGTTACTACTGGGTTGATGCCTGACTTGTAAAGTGTATCGCGATCTGCCTTACGTGGGTTGTAAGCAAGTTTTACGATGTTCTTGATTTGACCACGGTTGAAGCCAGCTGGCGAATACCATGGGTCATTAGTAGTATCTGTGCGCACGCAGAGACCAGCGATATCGCCGTTCAATGGAATCCAACGGTACAAGTCATTGTAACGATCGTACATATACTTGTAACCAGAGTCAAGAACTGCGTATGAAGTATCGCGGCAGCTATTGCGGAACTGAACAATCGCAGCTGCTTCGCTACCAATATTATTAACAACGTCTGCCTTATCTGGTGAAATGAATACAACGCAATCCTTACGAACTTCAGCGATGTTATCTACAAGATAATTTCCGATCTGCTCTCCATTAGTGCCACCAAGAGACTTACCAGTTAGAACGAGAGAAATATCTACGTCTTCAGCAGACTGGAACAAGTCATAAGCAGTAGCAAGAGTACCTATTGATACAGTAGATTCAGTAGCTACCTCTGCGCCGCTGTTGAAACGCTCATTATAGATGGCAGTATTTGTTGCACTAGTGATTGTTGCAGCAGTGTTAGAAACTGCAGAGGAGCGATCATTAGCGAACCAAATATACTTTGACTGCTCATTGACAACAGTTTTATAATAATTTGTACCACCATCAATTGTCTTTGCGTCCGTGGCGCGAGACATAGCGCGGAAAGTTTCGAGAATAGAACCAGGAGCGCCAGTAAACTTGCCGCCTTGGTCAACAACAACTACGTGAATCTCGTCTTTAGCGGAAGTATTACCGAATTGAGTGACATATTCGGAAGTGCCTGGAGCAAGATCGACAACGTTGAAATATTCCCAATAACGTGGAACAGTAGTTTGAGAAACACTAGTCGCGATTTGCAATGGATCTTCAAACGATACTGAAAAGTAACGATGTGTGCTGTTAGTAGTAACAGAACCAATGCTAGTAATTTTAAGATATTGAGTGCCAGAGGCGACATTACCTACTAGTACTAGATCGCCCTCTGCGAGAGCTGCAGCATATGCAAGAGCATTAGTATTTGCTTCAACAAGAGTACCAGATGCAGTATTTGTTACAGCAATTTCACCAGTATTTGAGCCAGCTGTAATTGCGAGAGTGCCAGAAGTATTGGCATCTGAAGTCATATTAATGGTAGAATTGAAACCATTAGCAGAATCACAAACAGAAATACGGAGAGAATTACCGAATGAACCTGGATACTTGGCGATCCACTGAATGTCAGTATCGAAATTACCTTCCTTGTTGAGGTAATCTGTAGAGTTTAGAACTGAGTTGAGAGCATTCGCAGTAGCTGTGCCGCTATTTGCGAAAGCTGATACAAGATTAGCGTCACCTCCACGAACAACATTTAGCTTGTTTCCATAAGAAAGGAAGCTAGCAGCAGTGAACCAAGTCTCTGCATTATTGTTTGTTGGTCGACCGAAACGAGCTACAAGCTGATTTTCGCTATCGATAAGTACACGCTCTTTAACTGGACCCCAGTTAAAAACACCTGCAATAGCACCATCAGTGGTGGATACTGCAGGAACAACCGTAGTAAGGTCAATTTCAGATACGTTTACACCTGGACTAACTTGGAATGGCATTTGTTTCTCCTTCCATGGAAAAAAGACAATTTCATGAAATTATTTATAAATTATTGGTTTTAGAGATCTCCATCAAACATCCAATTTCCAACCCGTGGTTCATTCACCATCATGTCTGCCATTTCATCGCCGCTATCGACAAATCCAAAAGGCGTGAGGTCGTTCATAATTTCGTCTTCAGTTTTTTCTCGTAACTTCATTAATGTATTTATGTTAGTGTAATCCTTGAAGTATTGCTGGTCTGAAAGCCATGCAAATAACACCAACCCCATAACCAGGTCGTCGTGCTTACCTTCTTCAGCCTCGTAGCTTTGACCTTTTCTCGAAAAAGTCGAAAGTTCTTCAATCGTATGAAAATCGTGAACCATCAGCTGGTTTTGTTCGACCAACAGTTTAAGAATTGAACATCCAACCGATTTAACGGTTTTGGTGGTGCGAATACCCTTGTCAATATTAGTTCCAAAGCCAGAAGTAATGCGCTTACCAGATCGACCAGCGTTTTCGGTAAACAACACGTTGTCATATTCAAAATCGTAGTGTAAGGCGTGTCCGACCTGTTCGCCGATGTCATTAATTTCTACCAAAACAGAGGCGTTGTTATACGCCTTGGCGACTCGAAAAATAACTTCTGCGTAGTCGATAGGAGTTACCATATTATTGCGATACATACAAACCTGTTCATATGGCATTCTTGTAACATCTACAATATGAAAAGCCGAATAGTCTAAACCCTTACCTCGAGAAACATCGACGATACAAACATAGCTATGTCCTGGCAACGCTTGTACGTACTGCGACAAACCATCTTTGTGAGTCATAGGCGTTTTATGTACGAGCTCTTTCAGCTTCCAACCAGCGATCAACGTGCCAGAGCTACCGAGAAACTCGACACAATATTCCTGTTCAAATTTTTCGTTATCGAAGTTCATCGAAGAGAGAGTGTCTTGTTTCCATTTCTCATCTCTACCAGGAACATCGTGCCACATAACTTTGATGGGTGTATAGCCATTGCGCTTTTCTTGCGCATTTTGCCAAATAGCGTAGAAGTGGTTCAAACCATTCGGCGTCGAAACCAGAACGATCTTTGACTCTTTACCTGAAGAAATTGTAGGATATACCGAGGTGAAGAAAGTGTCCCAATTCTCAATGAACGCAGCTTCGTCGATGAACAGTAAGTTGATAGAGTAACCACGGATAGCATCAGAGCTAGTAGCAGCTGCGATAACACGGCTGTTGTTCTCAAGCTCCATAGAGCCTTTGTTCCATTCCTTGACACCCTGCTGTAGCCAGCGAGGTAGATGCTGGTACGCCAGCTGAATACGACCAAGGATTTCACGAGCCGTTTCGCCTTTGTTCGCTAAAAGAGCTACGGTCTTTTCGCCATGGAAAATAATATACCAAAGCACGAATGCACAGGTAACAGTGGATTTACCTGCCTGACGTGCAGTGGCAATGATGTTGAATCGATTGTCCTGCATCGACTTCAACATTTCTTTTTGATAATCGTATAGCTTGAAGCTCACCAAACCACGATCGATGTTGATGA